TGATAGTACCATCTGAATTTTTAAATCCAACTGGCATCGCTTTCGGACCAGTAGGTTCACCTTCTGCTTCTATTTTTGCCAGTAAAGATCTTGCTTGTCCTTGAGTAGATCCAGCGATTCTTTCTAATTCAGCAATAATTGCTTGTGGTGTTGGAAACGTTAAACCGAGTTCGTTGACCAATTCTGTTAACGAACCTGTCACTGAATCTAGTCCAAGGTTTCCTGCAATCTCGCCAAGAGAATCACCAAAATCAGATAACATGCTACCAGCATCGCCAACTAGATCTGATATAGATGATGCAAGATCTGTGCTTGCAACTAGATCTTTAAATGCTGATGCTTGTGCAACAATGCCGCCAATAATATCTGACCCAAGACCTTCTAAAGATTCTAATGAAACTCCAAGATCACCGAGAGCATCTATACCACCAACTGAATCTAGACCTGGAATATTTTGAGTAAACGTTGACGTGTCAAATGGAGTTTCTACAATACCAGTCGATTCTTGTTCTTTAGGAGTAGACTTTGTAGAATCATCAACTGGAGTTAATTTAGCAACGCCATAGTAGTCAACGCCCTTACTTGGTTTGTCAGTAGTTGCTGCAATAGTTGGAGGAACTGCTGGTTGTGACGTCCCAGTACTATTACCTTTTCTGAAGTCCCATTCTTGAATAAGAGTAGTCTTAAGCGTAGACCAGTTAGTTCCAACTTTATTACCACCTTTGTAGTATTTACCGTTTGGACCACCGTATGGATATCCTGGATATTCTGGATCTTCGATAGAAGCAAACTCAGCAGCAAGTGACTTACCTGCTTTAACCAGCAATGCTTCATTCATTTTATCTGGGTTGTTGTAGTAAGCAACTAAAGCAGGGCGTTTCTTACCAACAAGGTATTCTTGACAGATACGATCTTGTATCGTTTCGTTAAACGTGCAGTTCGTATCAATATTGAGACAAGTACATGCTTCGCGTAGAGTGATCGGAATTGTTTGGTACTTACCAACAGCAAACAGTCTATCTGGAGAACCTGGAGGAAGCGATTGTTTTGCCATGATCTCTTTGATCGGCATTGACACTAAATTTAAATTGCCTCCAGCGCCAACAATTTTACCACCAGAAGTGCCGCGATTAAATGCATTATATCCAGCAGCACCAGATTCTGCTTTTGCGATAAGTTTAGCAAGCGGACCAATAATAGAGTCTTTGTCTGTATAGATTTTACCTGCTTCAACTGCTTTTGAGTCTGCATCAACTACAGTTGGAGGATATGTGGTTGCGCCACTTCCTTGTAATGGTGTTGTTTCTAGCACAGTACCATCTGCGTCAACTGTATTATGAACAATGCTTCCGCTTGCCAAAGCACTTGCTGTTTGGAATGAACCACCGAGAGAACCAACCATCAATGGTTGCTGACAGTCTGGATCAAGGAAAGATAATAATAACCAAGTGCCTTCTACTGGACCAATAGGTGCAGTTCCAACTCCAGAAACACCAGCAGAAGTGATTGGTTGAACTGGATATGCCCATGGCAAATCATCTGTTGGGAGTTCGGTTTTATCATCAGTGTGTAACCCAATAATACGAACTTGACAACGACCAAGATGCAATGGATCGTTACGGTTCTCTACACATCCAACAAATAATTTCATTCCGTTAGAATTCATCTGGTACTTTCGCTAAAATTATCAACATTCTTTAACCAAGAATCTTTAATTAACTCAATAGAACATTCGTGACGTTCTCTGTTAATATTGTGATTTATCGCCGCTATCAGATAGTTGCCAGAGAATGTATTATCTCTCTGTTCTTCCACCTCATCATTACCAGAAGTTGGTTCTGGTTTCATAATTTCTACTTCAACTTTTTGTCCAACTGTGTAATCAGTTCTTCCAGGAACAACGATACGAATAGAAATACCTTCTGCTTGTATCAGCATTGATATTCTTTCCTGCATTACTCGATAGTTGGAAACATCACCGTATTGATTAAAGATGCCATATTGTCTGAAGTCAGTTAGAACACTTGCTTTTGGATTAAAGTATTCTTCCATTTTCGTTGGTGTTAATGGATATTCGTTTAAGTGTGCTCTTTTTGGATCGTCGAATTTATCACGGTATTGAAATTTGTCTACTTTGTATTCTTTAGATACGACATCATATGAGTGTAACGTTGAAGCAAACGCACCTTTTGTCATTTTGTATACGTTATCAAAACTGTCTGGTAGTTCAATTGTGTTGATACGTTTGTAATCATTATCTACCAGTCTAACTGCTTGACCAGTCGGTAAAATGTCTCTACCTTTGAAATTGTAGTTAAACAACTGCTTAGAAGCAGACTTATACATCTTATGCAGACTCTTGAAATTAAACCCTTCTCTGTTCTGAAAAGAAAGATAGGAAGGAGAGTCATCCATGTTAATGGCATTATTGCATAAAAAGTTTAAATTCTTTGATGGTGTCCAGAAATTAGAAACATATCTGTTGCTATTATTTGTTTCTTCAATGTCACCGATATTATCTTCGCCAACCCAATCAGTCAAAATCTGTTTGGCAATTTCTGAAACTTTACCCTTATACCCTTTGCTTATTATAGTTGATGCATCTTTTAGCGCATGTTCGGAGATAAAATGTAGTTTGTAGACTACGTTACGCTCAGCAACATAGTCTCTATCTGATACTTTATAAACGAAGAATCTGCCTTTGATGTCTTCAGACTCATCAAAGGTCGGAGTTCTAATCTGCAAGTCTAACCACTCTTGACCAGTGATCGGTAAAGAGTTAATTATGTCTAGCGATTCTTTCATGATAATGTTGCCGGAAATAAACGGCGAAAACAGATCTTCAAAGATCTGAATAGAAAGAATCTGATTTGTGATGTTAAGTGAGTTGCCAGATGCTATGGAAATAAGAGTGCAATCATCTATCTTTACATCACCAGCAAACGATAGTTTATCTTCTTCTCTCATTTGATCATCTTAATAAATTCTTTTACAACAGTTTCGACAATTGATCTACTTATAATTTTTATCGTTCTTTTTGACTCGTTCAACTTTTCTTCATAGTCAAAATTTGTAATTTCTTTAGCAAAAGGTTCATCTGGGTTGACGATATAACCTTGCGCATTTTCATAATGATGTGCATTATACATATTTTCTTCGCCATACTTATCTTTCACATAAGAAACGAATTCATTATATGGTAGAGGAAAATCATTAATATAGTCATAACGTTCATTTGCTATCATAACAATCCAGTGATATAATGGTGTTCCGTAGAATTTCTCCGAGATAATTTCTGGAGTTTCACCATCAACAATATCATATAGATCATATAGAGTGATATTCGACAAAAACTCTTTAACAAAACGAACGTTGATTGTCACATCTTTTAATATGGAGTATTGGTTTACGCCATTGATAGTGACTGGGTAGTAAATTGTAGGAAATCTTTTGAAGTACATTATTAGAATCCGTCCAGAATTTCTGCTTTGGTAAGAATTGCCAGTTCTTTAAATGTAAGATTGACTGTGATCAATGTTGATGCGCCACTATCAAAGGTGTTATACATTCCTTGTGGTGTATAATTAACTGACATATCAATAAGAACAGAAGTTGTATGTCGAGGTAGATACATATTTTCACTATCACCTTTATAATAAACAATTTCAAATTCAGATGGATATAAAAACAAGAATCCGCCAGTGTCTTTGTACTCTGGGTGCATGTGAAGTTTGAACAACTGTATAATGTTCTGTACTTCTGTTTCTTCTTTTTTATTTCTTGGCGCAAACTGATATTCAAAGTTGAATGTTCTAAAATCTACGTTCTTGAATAATTGTTCTTTCTTTGGGTTTGCTGCCAAACCAGTTAGTGCGCTAACTCCACCGCCACCAGGAAGTTTACCCAATCCAACGTTAGCACCTAGCGCAAGACCACTCTTGACCTTCTCTGCCAAGGTACTTTGAGAACTAGATCCACCAGCAAGAGCATTACCAACATCTGCAGCAGCACTCGCAAGAACTGTATCTTCCGCATCCCAACTAACTGAATATCTGGCAGTTAAGTTATTTGGGGTGTATAATGTGATTGTGTCTGTGATGCGTTTATTTTGTCGGAGACCCATCCCCAATTTATTTTGGGCAGTTGATGATGCGCCTTCTGTTTTCTTTTCTAGACCAGTTTTCAATTCGCCAGCAGATTTGGCGATTAGACTACCAGTTTCTGTGGTGTCTCTACCCCACTTCGCTTCTCTTGAATAACCTTCTGACAATAATTTAGAAGAATCTGGGACGTTAATGTAAAACACGACATAATTATCACCATATTCTCCTCTACTGGAGAATAAGTCAACTGGATATATGTTAGTACTAACACTGTATTTGTCGTTGTACTTCGATGCCATTCCGACAATTCCAGTACGAGCGGCATTTACTAATGGAGTTATCGCCGCTGGTTGTTTTTTATCTTCTGCCATGGTCTACCTAAATAGTGGGGTATTGGACTAACTATTATTTATTTATGTATCATAAACGGAAATACACGCCAATAAACCCACAAAAGTATGTAGGCGATCCAACTAATATCATAATGCGTAGTTCTTGGGAAACTAGGTTTGCATTGTGGTGTGATAACAACCCATCTGTAATTAAATGGAACTCAGAAGAAACTGTAGTTCCTTATGTATGTCCAACCGATAACCGTAGACATAGATATTTTATAGATTTTCGTATTCAAATACGAGACAAAACTGGTACATTAAAGACATACTTAGTCGAAATTAAACCAGACAAACAGACTCGCCCACCTGAAGTTCCTAGTCGTAAAACTAAAAGATTTCTAATAGAAGCAGCGACTTATATGAAAAATGAAGCAAAGTGGAAAGCAGCAACTCAATACGCTAAAGACCGTGGATGGGAATTTATTATACTCACAGAGAATCACTTAGGATTGAATAAATAATAGATGGCAAATAAACCTCAAGACTTAACCTCGCTGTTTGAAAAGTATCGTTACGATCGTAACATATACAAAAAGTCTAGCGCATGGTTCGAACAACAAGTTCTTCTTCTATCGAAGAAGAAGTTTACGCCACAACAAATTCTAAGAGATCGTAAGAATTCAACATCGGTTAAGATTCTTCCTGGAAATCTCTACATGTTCTTATACGATGCAAAAATGAAAGAAACATTGCCATATTGGGATAAGTTTCCATTGGTGTTTCCGTTTCGTGCTGTTCCAGGTGGATTCTATGGTCTAAACTTGCATTACTTACCATATCGTATGCGTTTGCAACTAATGGATAGACTATTACAATTCAAGAATAATGATAAGTTTGATGAGTCTACTCGACTGCGTTATTCTTGGGATTTGATTGGCGGTGTTTCAAAGTTTAAAGCAGCAGAACCTTGCGTGAAACATTATCTGTATGAACAGGTTCGTTCTCCGTTCGCTAAAATTGAGTCGTATGACTGGGCAACCGCAATGATGTTACCAGTTGAACGATTCGTTGGCGCAAATAAACAGGCAGTTTGGCAAGATTCTAAAAGGGCATCTAGATGAAAACATCAGATTTCGTTGCTAAAATTTCTACAGGTTTGGCAAGATCAAATAGATTTTTAGTTTTCTTCACTCCACCTTCGTTAATTTCTTCAGCGTTGAGTGGTATCGGCGGAACCAGTACAACTGATAATGCTAACTTACAGAACATTCTACTGTTGTGCGATTCAGCACAACTTCCAGGGTTAACGATTAACACTGCGCAGATTAGATCATTTGGTGAAGTTCGAGAGATCCCGTTTGAATTTGATTACTCTCCGATCACTTTAACATTCTATGTCGATGCTGATATGAATGTTAAGAAGTTGTTTGATCTTTGGATAAATTCTATTCAAATCAAAGACACTAGAACTTTCAATTACTACGATTCTTACACATGCCCGATGAAGATATATGTTCAAGATATGGCGGAACAGAATCGCTACATCGTAGAATTATTTGAAGCATATCCGAACAGTGTTTCTGCTGTTCAGTTAGACTACGCGAACAGAGATGTAATGAAACTCCAAGTGACTATGATGTACAAGTACTGGAGATCTTATCAGGTTGCTTACAATATCGGTTCTGATGTAGCAAAACCAGAACTGTTTGATTACACTAACAACGTACAAACAAACACATACTTCAACAATTTCTCAGACTTCCAGCAGGACTATAACGTGAGATATGGGTCTCCAGAGAATTTCTTGAATTATACAGGTAACACTAGCACTTATACATAATAAATAGACAACTATGACTTCTTACAATTACCATGAAAATTGATGAAACTCTTTCTGATGTGTTTGACATTGAACCGATGGAAGTAAAGTCGGGTGAACTCATCACAACTAAAGGGGAAGTAGTTG